GCTCTGTGCCCTCGACGAACCACCCAAGTTGCGCGTCGTGTTCAAACCTTCGTCGTACTTTACGACGGCCTTGTACACGAAACCGATCCAGGTTGATCTCTTTGTCGACTACGTCTATGTGACCGAGGCCGAACGCGAGTATATGCGCAGCCACGAACTTGTCTACACGACTCAAAGTTTTCAAAGAATGTCGTACAGAGTTCCGGCTCAGCAAACACGTGTCCAAATTTTGTCATCCTTTGTGAACGACGTCAAAGAACTGTTTTGGGTGATTCAGAGCGACGCGGCATCGAATGTATACGACTATGGTACGACGGACCAACTCGTGAATCTACGCCTGACACTGAACGGCCAGGATCGCATCACACCGGACTACGCAACCGCCCAGTATCTACGGGTCATACAGGGTCTCCAGTGTCATACGCGCATACCGAACGGTCGGTACTATATGTATTCGTTTGCACTCGAGCCCGAGAACGACACGCCGACCGGCGAACTCAACATGACGAACATCACCCGTCAACAACACACACTGACACTGACGGCACTGGCTTCGCCGCGAACCATACGCATGTACGCCCTCTCGTACAACCTGTTCAGTGTCGCGAAAGGAGACGGCCGGACACTCTATACGCTCCAAGAAGGTTAGGTTTTTAGTCTGGCCTAAAAGTAGAGATGAGCTTCACGCGGTCGACAGGACCGGCGCCAAATTGGCCGAGTCTCGTACCGATTGTCACCGGGGTCGCATCGTCGTATACACCCCTTGCAACCGATTATTACATAGGTGTGAACGGTCCGGGCGTCACGATCGCTTTGCCGACAGGGGCCATCGCCGGTAAAACGTACCTCATAAAGGACGAGTCTGGTCTCGTGGCATCAAATCCGGCGTATCGCGTAACGATTACGGGCAGTGCACTGATCGACGGTTCGTCCTCGATCGTGATGACCCAGAGTTATATGTCCTTGTCCGTTCTATGGACCGGAACATTTTGGTCGATTATATAAATGACGTATATACCAGTTGTGTTAGCAAATGTATCCGCTGCCAACTCAACCACCACTGCTCTCGGAGCAGGCGGCACCTTCATCGGAACACCCGAGGATGTCAGTCAGTACGCATCCCTGAGTGTTTCGTACTACGTTCAGCCGTACACGGCAACCGGCAACATCTTTGTCCAGTTTTCAAACACGGCATCGCCATTCTACGCCGTCTCGAACGTCTACACGCCCATCTCGGTCGTCACCTCGAATGGGTTCACACTCGATTTCATCACACAGGCACAGTACTTTCGCGTCGGGTACACCAACGACTCGACACCACAGACGGCGCTCATGATTCAGTCGATCTTCCATCCACAGGCGCGCATAGCCCAGACGACGACCCGTTACGCGCAGACGCCGACGGATTACACGGATGTTCTCAATACCCGTTCGATCATCTGGGGAAAGACGCTCGGTGGCGGTGTGTACGAACCCGTCGCGACCAACGGCGAAAACTCGCTCATAGTCACGGTGGCCGATCCCAGAACCGCGTTTGGTTCTCTGGACGTCAGTCAGGATACCCCAACCTGTCAGATAGATTTCATCTACGGGATCAATACGAACCTGACGAGTAACTCAACCGCATCGGGTGGTCTCGTCCAGTGGTACGACGGGATGGCGAATGTCGCCACCGTCGCCACAGTGAGTAGCTCGGCGTCCCTTTTGTCCCAGCGGTACGTGCGCTATCGTCCGGGCGAAGGCGTGAAGGGTCGATGGACCGCCATGTTTACGACGGGTGTCGCCGGAAACACGCAATTGGCCGGTCTCGCATCTGGTACGACCGACGGTCTGTTCTGGGGGTATAACGGAACGTCGTTCGGAATCATGTACCGGAACCGATCGGTCGATACGTGGACTCCACAAGCCTCGTGGAACGTCGATCCGATGATGGGTGGTATCGCGAGCGCTTCAGGCCAGATTCTCGACCCGACCAAGATGAACGTCTATCAGGTCAAGTTCCAGTACCTCGGTGGCGGGAACGTGTTCTTTTACGTGCTCAACGGCAAGACGGCTCGGTTCGATCTCGTGCACGTGATTCGGAACGCAAACACGGCAACCCAGACCAACTTTAGGAACCCGTCCATGAACATGCTCTGGACGACGTACAACAGCGTGAGTTCGACGGCCGTCTGTAAAGTGTCCGGTGGGTCGTGCGCCATGTTCGTCGAGGGAATCCGTACATTCCTCGGTCCGCTCGTTTCTGAGGATGCCTATCTGACGGCGACGCCGAACCTGACTCTGACGTCCGTGCTCGCGGTGAGGAATGCAACGACATTTAATGGGATCCCGAACCGGGCGTTTCTCCATCTTCGATCCATCTCAGTTGCGATTAACGGCGGAAGTACAGCAACCATCGTCATTCTTCGAATCTTGAGAAATTACACGTCGGGTCCGACCACATTCCTTGCGACGAACGGTACGACCGGAGATAACGGCGTCACAATCACGAACGGTCAGTCGTGTACATCGACGAGCGTTCCAGCTCCTACTAGCTACGTGACAGTGTCCGGTGGGAAGCAGCTGTTCTCGACAGTCGTATCAGCAACGTCGCTCGCTGTCATCGACCTGACACCCTATGATATTTCAATCTTCCCAGGTGATACTGTATCGTTCGCGGCGTATGGAACAGCAAATACACCACTGGTCGGTGTGACGGTCGTGTGGAACGAAGACATTTAGTCTTTTCTGCGCGCGGTCCGAACTTATTTAAAGATCGAACCCGTAGTATAATAAAGGGATGCACGTGTGCATCGTCACGCGGAACAAATCGATATCGGTGACGACCCTCCACAGTCTCATGAATATTCACATGTACGCCATGTCCAAGGGGATTCACCTCGATCTCCATTTCGTCACAGACATGTCCGGTCTGACCAAACTGATCAAGACGGGCGAACGAATCATCTGGTTTGACTACGGAACGAACCTCGACGAACAAACCATCGTACGTATATGCGCCCCGTTCGAGAAGGACGTCAAGGTTCTCGTGTGCCCTTCGGTCAAAGAAGGTATCGACTGGGACGCGTTTCGTAAAAAGACGCTCGCGGGCACGAAAGAACCTGCGTCCCAGCGCGGACTCACGTTCGATACCGAGGTTGGTAAGAAATTGGCCGACGGTCTGTACGAAGTGACGAGCACATCGGCGCGCGTATGGGCGATGGATTCCAAACCGGTTGACAAAAAACTCCGAGGTGAAAAAATCCAGGTTAAGTTACCGACGGAAGACGCCGGCGAAATGTTCGATACTTTGAGACGCCAAGGAATCAAGATTGGTGCTGCGACCCAGGCGCGCGTCGTGTGTCACTACGTGCACGAGTGCGTCGGAAACATCTTAGAGACACAGGGCGTCCAATTGACTAAGTAAAGATGGAGTCTTGGCTTCGGACCGCGTTTGGCGTCACCGGATCAAACTTCCCGGGGCCGCAACCCGTATCGATCGAACGGCGTCACTTTGTGGCCCTGGGCCAACAACCGTACGTCGTGTGTGAAAAGACGGACGGCGTGCGTCACCTTCTCGTGTCCGACGCCGATAAAAAGGTGGCGCTCGTGAATCGCGCGTTCGAAGTGACCCACGTCGCACTGAATCTGCCACGTGGAACAATTCTAGATGGGGACCTGGTCACGTGTCGCGACGGCCGACCCCTTTTCGTGATTCACGATGCGGTCCTCGTCCGGGACGAAAACGTGACCCAAATGACACTCTTGGCCCGGTTGGACAAGGCCCGGTCAGTGATTCGGTCCATCGTCCGGACACCCAAAAGCCCGTTTGGTCTCGTGGTTAAGAATATGGTCCGGCTCGAAGATTTTGGTAGCTTCCCGACCGAGTTTCCGTACGAGACTGACGGTCTCGTGTTTACGCCCGTCGAAGAGCCGGTCCGGACCGGAACACACGAAACGATGTTTAAATGGAAACCGCGAGACCGTATCACGATTGATTTCCTCGTCCGGGGCACAGATCTGTACATTCAGGAACGCGGACAACTTATACGCGAGTGCGCATGGCAGAGTCGAGAAGTGTTCCCGGACGATACGATCGTCGAGTGTGAATACGGCGAGCTCGGATGGACGCCCGTAAAGGTCCGAACGGACAAGACGTATCCGAATAACCGACGGACGTTCCTACGAACGATTGTTAATCTGCGCGAAAACATTACGCGCGAAGAGTTTCTTCAAGTTGGCCCGAAAACCTAATGTTTCCGACGTGACCGAGCGTCGTCTGTACATCGGCGTAAATCTTTCCGTCCATCTGTTGCCAGCGGCGACAAAATGCATAGTCCTCCGAAAGGTACCGACGGGACACCGGATCGATCATACAGTCAAAGACGGCGCAGTACGTATCGAGGTCTTTGTTCTGGTGGTCGTTGACACAATTGAGTTCGGGGTACCGCTCGAACATGCGTGTAAACACGGACCTTTTGATACACAGAAACCCGGTCGGGCCGTCGAGCACTTCGGCAAACCCGTTTATGACTTGGGTATTTTGGTATTTAAAATTCATGACGAGCGAGCTCGCGAGTTTGTTCAGGTCGCGGGTATCACCGGCCTGAACAGCCTTTTCGGCCTGGTCCCACAT